ATGAATTCTAACTTCATCAAATCAGACGTAAGACAAATACAAGTACTTTTTCAAGCGTTCAACTACATTCAAAGTGTCAAAGGATAAATACTATATCGCAGTAATAAATCAAGAGTTACATTCAAGGGAATGGAAGAGATTGAAAGAATGCTTAAAAGCGACTAAGTCATCATATTGCGTATTTTATTCAGACAATAAGAAAATAGAATTTAACGAAGTACCTAGAGAAGTATTTCAAGAAATGTGTTACCAAGAAAACTAGAAAAAAACGAATCATGGCAAAACATAAATACATAGAGACACCAGAGAAGCTATATCAACTATTCGAAGAGTACAAGAGTAGCTTAAAACCAAGAGAGATTCAAAAGGCTACTGCAACGGGAGTAAAGTCTGAGTTTCACATTCCACCGTATACAATGGAAGGTTTTGAGAATTACTGCGAGGAGAAAATAGGATGCGTTCACCAATATTTCAATAATCAAGATAATGCGTATAAAGAATATCTGACTATCTGCTCACGCATAAAGAGAATCATTCGTCAAGACCAAATCGAAGGGGGTATGGTCGGACAATTCAATCCAAGTATTACACAACGATTAAATTCACTTACTGAAAAAACTGACGTAACAAGTCAAGGTGAAAAGATAAACGAAATCAAAGTAACTATCGTAAGTGGAAATCAAAGCAACTAAAATATTTGAAGAAAACTTTACTGCGCTATCTGATTCGTCTACTCGTTTCATAATTAATCAAGGTGGCTCACGTTCTTCTAAAACCTATTCGCTTTGCCAGGTTATAATAGTCTATTGCTTACAGAATCCTAACAAGGTAGTATCAATAGTTAGGAAGACGTTTCCTGCTTTAAGAGCGACTGTGATGCGTGATTTTTTTGAGATTATGAAAGACTTGGGAATCTATGATGTAGCGAATCATAATAAGAGTGAGAATATCTATCGGTTTGGTAATGGCTCAATCGTTGAGTTTTTTAGTGTAGATGATGAGCAGAAGATACGAGGAAGAAAGCGTGACATCGGTTGGTGCAACGAAGCGAATGAGTTATGGTTTGAAGACTTTCAGCAACTTAACATGAGAACTGAATCTACAATGATATTCGATTACAATCCATCTGATAGTTCTTCCTGGCTTTACGAACTACCCGAAGATGAAAGCGTACTAATCAAATCAACGTACAAAGACAATCCATTCCTACCCGATAGCATCAAGCGACAAATCGAAGACCTTAAAAGAACGGATGAAGCACTATACCAAATCTATGCTTTAGGTGAGAAGACCATAAGCAAAACAAACATTTATTCGAATTGGCAGTTTGTTAAAGAGAAGCCCTCCAGGTTTGAATCGTTTTGTTACGGTTTAGACTTTGGGTACAATCACCCCACCGCATTAATGAAAGTGTATTGGAATGAGAAAGATATCTTCGTTGAATCGGTTATCTATGAATCTTACTTGACTACTACGATGTTAATCGAGCGCATGAATGAACTAGGCATCGACAAAAATGCTGATATACTAGGTGACCATTCAAGACCCGAGATAATAGCAGAAATTCAGATAGCGGGGTACAACATAAACAATGCAACGAAGGGAGTAAAGAAAGGAATCGATAACGTCAAAACATTCGGGGTTTATTGCTTGGATAATCCAAATCTGAAACGTGAGTATGAGAACTACAAATGGAAAAAGGTAGGTGATGCAATTACTGATGAGCCAATCAAGTTGTTTGACGATGCGATGGACGCTATTCAATATGCGGGGAGATTTATAAAGGACAACTACTACACCGATGATAGTTACTTCAGCTTCTAAAACACGAATTAAAAAAACTCCATTATAGAATATGGCAATAACACTAATAGCAAAACCTTTTACTTTCTCACCCGCTTACAATGAGTTAAAGTATATCTACGATTCAACTAACAAGAATCAACTAGGCTTCAAATATATCTTTCAAGTTCGTCAATACGGTGGCTCACAAATTGCTGAATATCGAGTTCTGCCATTGGTAACGAGTGGTTACGGTGAACAAGATTTATCCAAGTTATTGAGCAATAAAGTCTCTTATGATTTACCGAGTGGTACGATGTACAACGCTGCAAATTCTTTCTATGAATACGATGTAGTGAGTTTGTAGGTATTTATCTAGTGAGTCCTTCATACCATATAAAAAAGTCCTTAATAAATATCTTTCTCCTAACCATTGAGCAAAAACAGTCCTTGCTTTTTATTCCGTTTATTCGTGAATAGATAGCATCTAATTTTTTACATGACAATTTTGACGTTTGAATCTTGACATCTGCTACTTTGATTGATTCGATATAGTCTAGTTCATCTTGCTCAAACATAACGATACGATGTAAGTTAATAACGAAGTAATACAAGCAAAGGTAAAACTACCCGAGTAAATTAGTCCGCTCCAAAATCCCATGCATTTGAAACAACCTAGTCCCGAATAAACCCAATTACTCAAAAAGTTAATAGGTACATACTCAAAGATAGCATCAATAACAAATTGAATAGGCTCAAATTCGACAAACCACCAAGCAAAAGCGACAATAATTAAATATTCCATGACGTTTTTTTGAGCAAATATATGATTAAATTCTAATCAATGCCTTTATAAAGTAAATTTATTATTAAAATGTAGATTAGATTTATCATTCTTTCGTGTTTTTATAGGTTTCATTATAGTACTGCTCTGCTCTTCCGATGTTAGGGTCTATGTTTGTACCCATCGAATCAAATACCGCTTTCATGATTTGCTGCTTTTCTAATACTAAAAAGTTTTCTTCAAGAAATTTAGCAACCACATAGGCTTGATTACTTCCTTGTTCTGATAGTTTTTTGTAATGGTCTATTGCCATTTGCATTGCTGTTTTCATCTTATTCTGATTTAAAGGTTTCGTTGTAGTACTGTTCTGATGTATTATATTCACCATCCATACCATCAAGATATGCTGTACAAGTTATTTCCTTCTCCATTTCTTTTGCTTGTTCAAATGCTTCTGACATTTCAACTTTGCATTGCTCATAATTTATCAAGCCTGAATTAAGTTTAAAATCAATTGCGTTCAACTTAGCATTATACCATTCTACTGCTGTTTTCATCTTATTCTGATTTAAAGGTTTCGTTGTAGTACTGTTCTGCTTCTGATTCCCCATCTCCGCCACAACAAGAAGCCTGAATTATCTGCTGCTTCTCCATTTCTTTGGCTTGTTCTAAAATTCTTGGTGGTATTTGTGATTCAAGTATTGGCCATTGCTCAATTAACCATTCCATTGCTGTTGTCATAATTCCGTTTCTTTTAAATATAACTCAATTACTCTAATGCTTTTCTCTAAATCATCTCTGAATTGTCCTTTCTTGCGACATCTTACAATTCGTTTAATTACATCAAATTCATATGCGTTCAATTCGTGTTGACTGGCGAATAGGTAAAGGCTTCCGTTCGTGTTATCGTAGTGCGTATCTTTCATTCCTTTAGTTTTAGTTTGTATTTCAAAAGTAATTCTTTTAATTCAATCTTTGTGAATTTTCTCGTTTCGTAGGCTTTTTCACGCAATATAATGAATTCGTCTTTTCCTATTTTCTTCTCCAGGTTGATTCCGTACTCGATTAGATTTCCATGCAAAAATGTGTTACAATATTCACATTGTAAATGACAATTATTCTCGTCAAATCTTACATTGGCATGACCTCCGCTTGAAAAGTAATGACCAGCATTTTCTTTCTTGCAAGGTTTGTTACATGATATACAATTTAATCCTTTGTCTCGTTTACGAATCCAAGAATTAAACACTTGCTGCGTTAACTTTAAATAGTCTTGCAGCGTCAACAAATCTTCTTTAACCTTTGCTTTCTTCTCCTTTTTTATAGCAGATAGATTCTTCAATGCTTCAGCAGTTTTCAAACATACATCGCAACGATTTGATTTTATAGTTGAATTAAACTTTTGCTTTGGCTCAAATGGCTCTGAGCAGGATTTACATTTCTTCATAATCAAATATTGATGTTTGATTTACATTTTGTTTATGTATTATTCCCATTGCAGTATCTAATATTGTTTTTCCAGCTTCATAGTCTACTAAGTTACGAGCCATTTTATCAACTCTTTGTGTTCCTTTATACTTTGTAAAATCGTAATCGTGAAATTTACATAAGGCTTTAAATTCGTGATTAACCTCAGTTGTTTTTGCAGTTGTTTTATTTCCTCCTATGACTATTTTTCTTTCATTTAAATCATTAGGTAAATTAAAATTTGTCCAATATAAATGTCTACCTCTCTTTTGAGCTGGTATCAATGGTTCGTAAAATGGTATAACATTTTCAACGCAATACTTTCCTTCAAAATAGTTTTCTAAAAATAGTATTTCTTCGTATAATTTCAAGTCTGGATAAATTGCAGTAGTCGTGTTTCGTCTTGCAAATCTTGCTCTTGAATGACTTGGGCAAGGAGGACTGCTCCAAATGAAATCAAACTCTTTGTAATGGTCTAGTAAATATTGATGAGCATCTGCAACTATTACCGTATCATTTGGAAAACGTTCTTTGTATAATCTCGCTGCTTCGGGGTCTAACTCCACCGCAGTAATTTCGTGTTCTTCTCCCCACTTGTATCGGTTGCCTCCAAGACAAGCGTATAAATTTAGTATCTTCATAATTCAATCGTTTCTTCTTGTTGTTTATTTAACTCTTGCTTTAAAAATAATATTTCCAATCGTAAGCTGCTATTCACTCGCTCAAAAGTAGCATTATCTTCCTCAAGCATTTTAAAGACTTTTAAAGCATCGTTGAGGTCATTTGCTTCTCTTTCTATTGCTTTTACTTTTTCCTCGCTTAGATTGGCTAATTTCATTCTAAAAAGCAATCTATTGATGCTTATCTTTATGTTTAGTCTTGCGATTAGTATATCAGTTGACTTCATTTATTCGTGTTTTAAAATGGTAAACTATCGTCAAAATTATTATTTTGCTCCAA